CTATCCGTTGCACCGGATAGGGTGGTTTGAGTCAAGGCCGTCTGCGCTACCGAAAACACCGGAAACACAAGGAAAGCCAGGAGGGAGAAGGTTTTAATGAATTTGTTCATGGTTTCTCCTTATGCCCCCGCCACAACGACAGCGCCGTTGTCTTGGTACAGATTGCCGAGCCCAAAGAGTGAATCCATGCGATTGACCTGCATTGAACGCACAGGGTCCCACGCCTTCACTTTTCGAACACTCAGACCGGTGTCGGGGTCAGTTGCCGCGCCCGCCGACTCAACCGCGTGGGGCACATAGAGCTTTGCTCCCACGATTGCGAAGGCTTGCCGCGTAAGTCCCAGCGCCACGGTTCCACTCTTGCCGTTAGGCGCAGTGGTTCCAGGCCACAAGGTGAATGCCGCTCCATCTGCCGGCAGAGCATCGACGTTCTGATACTGACTGCCAGGCCCATAGATCGGCGGAAGGAAGTTGATGGTATCACCGCCCGCGCCGCCCGCAGCCACAAGTGCCTGCGTCACGGTGAATGTCTTGTTACGCGCCTTGCCGGGTATTTTGTACGTCATCGGGTTAACGAGGTTGACGTTGGCAATAGAGAACTTATCGCCAAGATTCCACGTGTCGCCCGCATTCGCCGTAATCACCAGCGAGGTTCCGGACTGCCCAGCACCATGAACGATCGGATAGCCCGTAGTGCCCGCCCATGTGCCAGCCGTTTGACGAAGAAGCGCCTGCTCTTCAAAGAACATGAAGGTTCCAAGCTCTCCGATCACGCCCTCTTTCCAGGACATCTCGATTTCGCTTGCCGGATGGAAAATGGTTGTGATGTTCGAGCCAAGCGAGGTCATCATGCTTGAGGAAACGCACATGGCCCGCTTGCCAAGGACGCCCGCGGCATTCTCTTCGAGGTACTGCCGCGCCGTGTAATAGGTGGAAACCGATGTGGCATCTACCGCGAGAGCGCCCGTCACCATACTGCTGTTGATGGCCGCAAAATTCGCGCACCGTTTGTCGCATTCCTGCGCAAGAGCGGCGGCAGCGGGCTCGAAATACTGCTCTTCAAGCTCCTCTTCCGAGCGCTCGACCTTGACCGCGGCTTCGTAATCATCCCACTCGAATGCAACCTGCATCCACTGATCGAGTGAAATTGGTGTCTGAAGCCGGTTGATGCCCTGCGGATCGTATCCCAACCCGTCAGAGACAGTGAATCGCTGAGGGAATTTCACCGTGATCATCGATCCCGGCGCGAACTCCTTTTGGAAGTCCTTTTCCCACGAGCGATTGAAGTATTCGGCAACCACCAGCTTGTTCAGCAGGAGGCGCAGAACCTTCATCGAAACCCATTGGGTGTTTAAGAAATTGTTTGCCACTTGTTAAACTCCACGGCGGCGGGCAAGCGTTTTGCGGTCTTCCGCGCGTTTCCATTCGCGAAATGCCGCATCGTTGCCGCGCTCAATCTGTGCAAGCGCTCTCGCCGACTCATCCATTTCGCCACCACCGCGATGGTTGATTTCGATAGGAGGAGCGGGAGCCGCTTCTGGGCCTTTTTTGGCTGGAGTCGTTGTCGTTTCCGTCTGTGTAAACTGACCTTTGTCGTTGCGGGCGCCGTTCTCTTTCCCTTTTTCAAGCTCTTTCACGATATCCTGCTCCATCAGCAGGGCAACGCGCAGAGCCTTCGAGGGATTTGAGCGACAAGCATCGAGGAAATCGTTTTTGCTTGCCTCATCGCCACCAATTACGTATAAAAGGTCGGCCAACACAGGAGAATCGTTCAATACACCGAAAATTTCGCGTGGAATATCGGGTTGCAGCATCTCTTTGACGAGCGGAGCCGCTACCGTATCGTAATCCTGATAGCGTTTCCGTGCCTCAGAGAGCTTTTCCCCTACCGCTTGGCGTTGCTGCGCGATTTGCTGTTCAGATGCGCGAAATTCTTCTCTCCGGTCGGCCATGTGGTCGGCCAGGGCCGCTTGAGCGTCTTCCCAGGTCGCATCTTTGTTTTGAGCGATGTACTGGTTCGTCCACTCCGTCGGCTTGAAGGTTTTGCGCCACTCCTGATAGGTGGCAGGCTTTGCGGGTGACGGTTCCGCTTTCGTCGGTTGCGGCTTGCCAGCCTCTGTCAGTTGTTGTCTGAGCTGCTTGATCTCGGCGGTCAATTCGCCAATGCGGTGTTCCGCGCCGGGCTTCCGGCGTGACTCCTGCCTATTGATGCCCGGTTCCGTGCCGGGAGCTGGTTTTGCCTGTTGAGGCTCGGTTGTCGCCGTTTTAGGCGTCTCAGCGGGTGCCGTTTCCGCAGGTTTCGGCTTTTCTGGAAGATTTCCGGTTACGCGCCACTCTGCATATTCCGCAGAGCCGCTTACCGGCAGTTCAAGTGTTCCTGTTTCGGTTGCAGTTGACGATTCTGCTTGCGTCGTGGTTTCCATCTCTCACCTTCGCGAGTCGAAGATCTATTGCTGCGCGGAGCCGGTTTGGTCCTGCTGGCCCTGCTGAGCGGCCACTTGCTGCTGTTGCGCTGCTGCCGCCTGTTGCTGTTGAGCCATTCCGGCTTGGTGCGCATGTTCTTGGGCTTGCATTGCCGTCTCGTGGGCCGCATCGTGCAGCATGTCATAGACTTGGATTTCGCGATCGGCAATCGCTTCGTTCGAGTCTTTTGAGGCATTCATCTGGGCAACTGCCAGCTTCGTGTCTTCCTGCATCTTGACGATTGACGCCTTACCCTGCTGCTCTATGACCTTGCCTTGGCGTTCAAGCATTAGCTTCTGAATCAAGCCCTGCATCTGACCTTGCTGCTGCTGCATCATTCCCATTTGCTGCTGCATTGCCTGCAACTGCTGTGCTTGGCCTTGGTTCTGGGGATTCACGATCTCGGCCATCTGATCACCGAGCGGGCCGAGCTGCTTCAGTTTGATCCCGAGCGAGAATACCTGCGCTGCCTGTGGAGGAGTTAACGGTAAGTTCTTTAGATTCTGGACCACCGTATCAACAAACTCGCTCGCTTCTTCGCGCTGCGATTCGTGCGACGGCCCGGCACTGATGGTTACCTGGTAGCGGCCTTTATCGTCTGCGATTGGGAAGTGATATTCGTGATCACCCTCCATCACCGGAGCGTCCGTGTTGATCTTGGCGAGCTTGTGTGACCCGTCCGCCTCGCGGATTGGCTTCTCGGTCTCGCCTAAGTCCACGAGAGAAAGCCAGTTATTGACGATCCTTCCCGTTAGCTTGATGGCGCGATCGTAATTATCGACCAAATGGTAGCTGCCGATCGACTGCTCGGACTGAATCTTGTCCAGCGCTACGCCGGATTTCTGATTCTGGCGTTGCGCCGCCGATGGCAAAGCCTGCAGGCCCATCGCCGACTGGATTGCGCGCTGACAAATGTCGATGCCAATTGCATAGGCTTGAAAGTCTGGCGTCTGGGGTGCGCGCTGCGGAGCCTGTAAGGGTTGCCCGGTGGCCTGATCCACCACAACGTCATACTGCAGATAGGGATGAAAGACTGTGTTAACCGTCTTCCAAGCCTCTTCGTCCGTCTCGAATTGCCCCACAGCACCGATATAGCTTGTTTTCGGTAGCTGGCCAACGTTTTCCAGCATCGCGCTGACGACGTAAGCTAATGCCTTCTGCGGATCTCGCGCCAGACTCACCAGCGAGAGCAGTACACGCTCGGCCCCGCCTTTGCCGTATTCAACCCAGATTTCCTTGCTAAAGCATGCCACGATGGGAATGTATGGACCAGGCTGAGTGTCGGCTTTCTTGAGGATCTCGACGCCATTGGTTACGTATTGCTGGATCGACCGCTCGGCAACTGTCCGCTGCTTCTTACCCACCTTCTTTGGGGAAGTTTGGATTTCCCAGTATGATGCTACGACAATGCTCTTGCCGTCATACCAGTCGTTTGCATCGCCGCCGAAGTCATCGGCCGCGAAACTGCGCCTCTCGGCATCGGGATATTCGCGCTCAAATTCCTCCAGGGTCAGCTTATCGAGTTCAAAGGCCCATTTAATGTCTGAGCCGTCAAGTTCTTTGTAATCAGGGTCAAGTAGGATGGCGTCTGGATTAAGAACAGGCAAGATGATGATTTCCTGCTCGTCTGTCTCGTCTGAGACATAGATGCGTCCGACTTTCCAATAGCCAACGTTACGCTCAACCGCGGCTTGCAGGCCGTTGATGTACGCCTGCGATGCGTTGCAGCCATATTCGATAGCCCGGATGCGATTCTCGCGATATTCGGCTAATTCCTCGGTTGCGCCATCCCCGGCAGGGTCAACGATAATGCCGCGTGGGTTCTGCCGTGCCGTGTTGACTACCTGGTTGACGAACTGATTGAGCTGATCCGCGCAAACTGTCGGGCGCCCCTTACGTGCATTGCGGTCCTCATCGTCCCATGGATCACCCGAGACGTACCGCATGTTCTTCTGGCCCTCCGTGCGATTCCGGCGCCACTTGTCCATCGCATAGCGATAGCGCTCGCGGATACGCTTTAAGAGAGCGTCATTCTTGGTGCCGAGGTCAGCGTCTTTCTCAGCCATTTACGCTCTTGGGCGGCCTTCCATAATGCGCCTCGTGCGCCTCACGAAGCGATGTTTCGCAAGTGGGACAAATCTCAGTCGGATTGAAGCCGGTCGCATCGCTTGAACCATGCGGATCGTACACCCAGCCGTCACGCCGCGCTTTGATCACTACATCGGCTTTGGTTTGCCCCTCGTGGCCGTAATAAATAGCCTCGGCGGTGCACTTCGCGCAGTGGAGATACAAAGTTCGTGCTGCCATTTCGCGTTCAAGGATGCTCTGGGCTTGCTTCCGGGAAGTCAAAACATCCTGCGCCGGCCTGAATTCCAGCAATTGTCCAGTGGGCCCGAGAACCGGCAGCTTTTCACGTTCGGCCATCTCCCCCGCATGGGCAATGTATTGGTCGAGTGGCCACGCCTCGAAGCGAAGATGTGGGCGCATTACCTCGTACATCTCGTGCCGCAGGGGTGGCTCCATCTCGGTCAAAAGTCGCGAAAAATGATCGTGGTCGCGCACATAGCCGGATGCCAGATGAGCAATTGCTGCTCCCATATCGGAACTCATGCCAGCCGCCCGCATCGATTTCTTGACGAAAGATGCTTGGCGCTCAGTTGCCGCTAGATCGATCAATATGCACCCTTTTTTGGCATGTAGCTACTTTTGGTATCCGCGCTCATGCCACGCGGGGACGGTGGACGGCTCGGACGGTTTGCTGAGACGACGCGCAAAGGCATTGCCAGCTTAGGGGCTGCTGACTTAAGCAGGGTCGCTTGGATCATCTTAGGCGTCCAGGTCACGCTTCCTCTTCGCCTTCCGGCTCCTCTGTTTCTTGCGCCGGCTCGCCCTGGCTTTCTGGGATGTTGAGGTGGTTGGCGACATGTGCCAGCATCTCGTGGCCTTCGTTCTTGCCGAAGACGTGCGACTCGGGTTCTGCGTATCCCATGCTTATACCGGCCGCGGCGCGATTGTCCTTGCGGGGGCTCTCTTTGTAGTGGTGAGTGACCGTATGCCCCCCATTCTCGGCGGGCTCGATTTCCATTCTGCGAATTACCTTAGCCATTTTTCTTCAGCTCCTTTGATCCCTTGCGGGCATGTCCCATTGCCGGATTGGCGTGCAGCTCGTCGACCATCTTCGTCTTTTGCGGCGCCGTGAGCGGCGAATACTTCGAGAGCAGCAGTTTCACTTGCTTACGGGTCCAGGGCATCACTCCCCCAAAATCCGGTTTGCTTTCGCTCGAATCTTCGACGCCGACGACGCGCTCAGATTGCCGCGTGCAACCTGCTGTGTGGCGCGTGCCTTGGCGTTAGCGGCGTGGCTGCGGTCTGGCATCGGATACTTGCGCGAGCCTGGCAGGCCGAACGTGCTGCTGGGCAATGCGTTGCGCTTTGCTGCTTTCAAGACTGCCATATCACCCCCATACCGATACCGTAACCGGCGGTTTGTTGGTCTTTGCTTTCTTGCCTTTAGGTTCTTTGATCGCCATCGCCATTGTGCGCAGCGCATCGGCCGGGTGGCTGGCATCGTCGTGTAAGGGTTC